TTGTAATAATCAAAATGGTTCAAAAATAAGAGGTAAAAAATACTGCCAAGTTAGTAAAAAAGAAGTATATTCGTGTGACCATTATCAATGTAATAAGTAGAATCCCCCCATCATAGATTAAGAGGAATGAAAAAATATATATGAAAAACATTAAATTATTAAAATGGCAGGAAGTATCAGACGAATTAGCCTTTTTCTTTGTAGAAAAGTATTTTGGAGTAGATGTTGATTTTTATTGGATTGCTGATGATGTTGGTGGAACGATAGAAGTAAATGATTATTTTTTTGATATGAGTAGTATTACCGACTTTATAAAATATAATTACTCAAGAAAAATGATGTTTAAGTATTACGATTATGTCTTAGAATATCACTCTAAAAAGAAAGATAAAGATAGTGATTATTTAATTAACATTAAAAATTACAAGAAATTAAAATAACTATATGCAAAACTCAAACGAAAAATCAAAAGAATGTTGTAAGGAATTTCACGAAAAAGATACTAAAAATATCAATTCATTTATAAATGAAGAGTGTGATTGTCATTGTCATAAACCATCAGTAGAAGTAAGTAAACACATCTGTTGTGACGGAGAATGTAACCACGATGATTGTTGTGGAAAAGTAGATAATCCTAATTGTCCTAAATTTGAACCATCAGTAACAGAGAGTGATTGTCGTTCTGATGGTGGATATACAGGAATAATAGGTCCATTAGTAATAGAAAGCACAAGCTACTCACACTCATCTCATACTCATTGTTGGGAAAATGTAAGAAATGCTATGCCTTGTGGAATACCACTAGAAAAACATACTCAATGTTGTTTATGTGAAAAGTTACCCCCTAACCTCACCCCAGAGAGTACAGAGTGTGACTGTGAAAGTAAAAGTGATATAGCTCATTATAAAGGTTGTAAGTCTTTACCTAAAGGATTAGGTGAGAGTACTGAGATGGAAGAATGGATTGAAATTGGTAAACAGCGTATATCATTGACTCAACTTTGCCAAATGAAATATCCACAACACGCAATAGATGGTGCTATTCAAAAACTTGTTTCAGAACTTAAAGAGAAGATAGTTAAGGAAATAAAAATTAGAGTAGGGGGAGAAGCATTTACTGTTAATGCAGTAAAAGCAATAGACGATATAATAACCACTATTAATAACATAAAATAGGTATAATGTAGGTATAATCAAAGTAAAGTTATAACTATTAGATTATTATGGTCCTAAATAAAGCAAAATGGTCCCTTAGAGAGGTTTTTAATACTAAGTTAGGTAAATCTTCATTATGATCAATATTGACGAGAAAACAGAACAAATCCTTCATTTAAAAAATCCTACTAAAAGGGAAGTTTCTGTTATAGTTAAACTGATATATCTTCAAGGTCGAGAGGATGAGATTAAAATTAATAAAAATAATAAATATGAAAAAAATATGTCATTAAAAAAAGTAAAACCTGTAAAAGGTGGAAAGAAAAGTAAATAATAAAGGCAAAAACTAGGAATAAATAAAAACAAATGCTAGAGTTTTCTAGCATTTGTTTTTATTAGTGGTATAATATATTTATGTCTGAGATAAATTGGAAAAAATTAAGAGATTATCTCTGTCCAATATGTAATCATGCTTTAAAAGAAATAGCAGGATATCTTTTAGAACCCTCATATCATCAATGTACTAAATGTGATTTTCATATATCTGATAAAAAACTATGTGAAATGACAGTTGTAAAACATAGAAAACTCGAACCTCCAGCCTTTATAGAAGAAATGAAAAATCAACAGGCTTTAAATGAACTCTAAAACTGGGGATAACTATGTGGATTAAAAGTATAACAAATCTAAAAATAAGGCTTAAATTATACACATCTTATACACACCCTAAATTAAAAAAAGTTATTAACAAGTTATACACATAAACATTAACAACTTATCCACTTTCAATACTAAAAATAATCTATTAAAATATAGATAATAAAAGAAATCCACATATCCACAGGTGCTAATAGTAGTAATAATATTTTATAAATAAAAAAGAGATTAAGAACAAATGGTAAAGAAAAAGAAGTCTAAAACTAAAAAAATACGGATAACCCATACTAAGAAAGAAAATATAACTAAAAAGCTTAATATAAATCAAGAGAAATTTTGTCGTTTATATGCACAGAATAATTATTTGTTTGGTAATGCAGTACTTTGTTATGCTGCTTCTTATGGATATGATCTAGATAGTTTAAGCACTGAAGCAATATATAAAGATGAAGTTGATGAATTAACTAAAGTTTCTAGAAGAATAAAAATAGAAGACTCTCCTTATGATAAAGCTTATCATGTATGTCAATCATCATCATATAATCTACTGTCAAATACTGTTATAAATGACCGTATAAATGAATTATTAAGAGAAGTAATGACAGAAGAAAGAGTTGATGCAGAAATATCTCATGTAATGATGCAAAAAGAAGATTTAGGTGCTAAAATGAGAGCCATATCTGAATTTAATAAACTAAAAGGAAGAATTGTTGATAAAAAACAAGTTGATGTGACTGGTTTAAATTTAAAAGAGTTATATGATACATCCACCAAAGAAGGTTCCTCCAACTAAAGAAGAGATAGAAACATTTAAGAAGCTTCGTGCTTCTCCTATTTTCTTTATTTTTAGTATGTGGGGATTAATTCCACAGCCTGTAAGACCAGAATATAAAATAAAAATCCAGGCTATTTTATTAATGGATGGTCAAAACTGGATGAATAGTATTAAAAATATTCGTCCAGAATGGTTTTGTACCTTTGAAAAAGGTAAACATATAACTTGGCAGCAATGGTTAATCCTTTTATGTATTGAAAAAGCAATAAGAAATGAGGCCCCAAGAAAAATAAGTATAGCTTCTGGTCACGGAATAGGTAAGACTGCTGTTTTATCTTGGATTATTCCATGGTTCTTATTCGTAAATTATAACTCTCAAGTACCTTGTACTGCCCCAACAGCCGACCAAATGTATGATGTTCTTTGGAAAGAATTAAGTATTTGGATTAGTAAAATGCCCCTATCTGTAAAAGCTAAATATGATTGGAGTAGAGATCATATTCGTATTAAAGAAAGTCCTGAGACATGGTTCGCTCGTGCTAAAACATCATCAAAAGAAAACTCTGAAGCTCTTGCTGGAGTCCATGCTGATCATGTCTTAACTATTGCTGATGAGGCTAGTGGTGTTGAAGAGAGAATTTTCAACACAGCTGAAGGTGCATGGACTTCTGGTGATATATTGGTTATTTTAATTTCAAATCCAACAAGATCAGAAGGATATTTTTATGATACACATCATAAACTAAAAGATAATTGGCAAACACTTTCATTTTCAGCTATTGATTCCCCTGTTGTTGATGATAAATATGAAGCAAACATAGCAGAAAGACATGGAAGAGATAGTGGTGAATATGGAATTCGTGTGCTTGGTAAGTTTCCAAGTGAAGGAGATATGGATGATAGTGGATATGTATCAATGTTTAATGATTCAGATATTCACGAACAACCTGATTTTGGCGAAGACTTAACTAAATTTAGAGGCACAGTGATACTTGGAGTAGATCCCGCTGGTGAAGGAGACGATAAAACCTCATTTGTTTTAAGAGATAACCATAAAGCCAAGAAAATATATGAAGAAGCAATATCAAATCCAAAAGGAATAGCTGAAAAGATAATAACTTTTGCAGAGAAATATAATATCCGCGCTAGAAATATTGTAGTTGACTCATTTGGTGTTGGTGCTGATGTATCTAAAGAAGTAGCTATATTATCAAAAGGTAATATGAATATATACTCCGTAAATTGTGGAGAGTTATCAAATCGTGAAGCTGATAAAGAGTTATATATAAATAAGCGCGCCGAAATGTATTATAAATTAAGGAAATGGTTCCATACTGGTGGAGAAATCATTGAGAATAAGAATTTAAAAGAAGAGTTAAAATCTATTAAGTTTAAAAGAAATACAAAAGGTAAGATACAGCTGATGTCTAAACAAGAAATGAAGAAGAAAGGATATAAATCTCCTAATGATGCAGACGCCCTCGCTCTTACTTTCCTTAGAAATGTAGTAACAGAGAATATGGAAGATAAAGAAAAGAGTGAAAGTTTTAAGGTTAATGAAGATTATGATCCATTTTCTGTCTTATAAAGTTATCCACTTTTGTATTTAGCTTTACTTGTTAAACAAAAAGATTTATAATATTATTAATTTAATACTTATTAATTATTTATATGATATACGAAGATTCAAAAAAAGAAGAAGGTAAAATTGTTTTCTTAAATGAAGAGAAAGGTTTTGGTTTTATTGAAGTAGAAGGTAGAGATAAAAATGTATTTTTTCATGCTAAAGATGTAAGACATATTTCTTTTGAAAAACTTCGTAAGGGTGATATTGTAGAAGTAGAAGGAATAAAACAAACTGAAAAAGGATTCAACTCAGGTAAAGTTTATTTAGTATCTTAATCATTTTAGTGATTTATGTAGCGTGATTTAGTTGAATTTTATATAAATCACATATGGATAAAACCAAATCAGATAATGAAACTAAAGCTCAAATGAATCAAACCGCTCCTGGTGATCCACTTGCAGTTGTCGAATTTCCAAATCTAAATGATAAAGAAATCAAAGAAAGAAGTTTTGACTTATATCGTTTAGTACAAATATCTCGTGTTCGTGAATCAGCCCTACCTCAATTCGATGGTATGGGTTATTCTCGTTGGAATGAAACTAATGAAATGGCAGATATATCATATCTTCCACCTAAAAAGAATAAAGGAGATACTCGTATAACAAGTGGAATTACCCATGAAAAGGATTCTGCTCTTGTTTCATTTTTCCTTAATATGAATTTTGAAGGTAATGTAAGAGTATTTTATAAAAACCAAGAACTTACAGATTTTGGAACTACATTAACCAAACTTGTTCGTAAGAGTCGTGAAATAGAAAGTTATGATGATAAGCGCCCTGTCTTTTATCGAAACTATGTAGCACAAGGAACAACATTTTCTCGTGAACAATATACAGAGATGTGGGTTCCTAATAAAAAGATAATTGGAGAAGTAAATCCAGCTGAACTTGATAAAGTAAATTGGATTGATAAAGGATATAAGAAAGTAAAATGTGGATGTGAATCAGTTCTTGTTGATGGAAAGAAAGTCTTTCTTGAAGATATTCGTCAACCTGATATTCAAAAACAACCAGGAGTTTACACAGTTGAATATGTTCCTCGTGAAATAATGGAAACTATATGGGGCCAATCTCCTAGATGGAAAAATGTGCCTAATATGGTTACTCCTGAGGCACAATCTCTTGGAACACTAGCACAAGGATCTATTTATAGTGATTGGATATGGGGAGAAATAGACTTTAATAAGGTTGAAGTTATTCAAGTATATAGACCTTTTGCACAAAGATATCAAATATATATAAATGGAGTTCCAATGCTTCCTGCTGAATTTCCACTTAGAGCAATTTCTCCATCTGGATTAATTCCTATTGCAAAAGGAGATGCAGATTTAATGAATATGTTTGCATATTCTAAATCAGAACCATCTAAAACAAAGATAGATCAAGCTGTATTTGATGAGATATTACAAACTATGGTAGTTAAATCACGCCAAAGTGCTTTTCCTCCTCGATCAAATATGTCAGATAGAATAGTTACACCTGATATGTTCTTAGGTGGCCGTGTTGTATCTAATCTAGATCCTAAAGATGTTCCAGCTCTAATAGAAAATCCTGGAATAACTAATGCTGATTTTAGCTTCTATGAATTATTTAAAACTCATATCGATGCAAAATCTATCTCATCTATTCTTCAAGGACAAGCTCCTTCATCTGGACAAATGACACTTGGTCAATATATGGATCAACAAAAGAAATCCTTCTTAACTCTTGGTTCAAAAATTGATGGAATAATACAATGGGAAAGACAAATGCTTAAATTGCGTGTTATGGATATTCTCGCTCATTCATATGAAGAAGATGAAACAGCCGCAGAAGAGAATTCAGAAGGTGGAAAGAAATATAAATCAATATCAGTAGAAGATTCAATGTTTGATGGTTCTAAAGGTATGAATGTTATAAACTTCAATTCTCCTAATATTAAAACACCAGACCAAATACACCAGGAAGAATTAGATTATGAGGCAGCAAATGGAACTCAAATTGCTTATACATACATCGATCCTAATTTAATGCAAGAAGTATTAGAAGATGATGATTATTATATATGTTATGAGGTTGTACCAGTAGATAAAAATAATGATGCATTTAATCAATTAGTATTTACTAATATGATTACTCAAGCTACAAACTTATTCGGTGCAGATAGTCTACAAGTTGATCGTTTAAAGAAGAGATATGCTCAAGTTATGGGAGAAGTATATGATGACTTATTCTTAAGTTCTAAGGAATTAGAAGCTAAGCGTGCTCAAGCAGCACAAGCAGGAATGACTCCTCAAGTAGATGGACAAGGTAAACCAATACAACCAGTCTCAACTTCATTCAAAGCTCCTTCTCCAAGTGATCAAATAACTGCTCAGTAAATATGTTATTATTAATTATTATTAATTTTAGTTGAATTATATATGTTTAAAAAATATAAAAATCGTATCCTTGATTTAGAGGAAAAAAATAAATTATTAGCATCTAAATTAGATACTGCTTATAGTGAAATAAAAAAACTCAATTACATTATTGAGAATAATAAAGTATCAACCAAAGATGAGATGATGGCTGCTCTTATGAGAGAATCATTAGGTATGGCAATTGATTTTTCTGCCGCTAGTACTGATAAATGTCTTCCACCTCACTTCTTAAAAGAAATGGAAGAAGATGAACGAAAGAATTTTGTCATTGATATGGAGACAATCTATAAAAATGATAATTTTAAAAAGGTCGTATTTTATATGATAAATTTATTTGCAACAAATGCAATTTATAAATATGAAGAGGAACAAAGGAAAAATGGTCAAATAGCAGTTATAGCTTTTCGCACTCTATTAAAAGAGTTTGAGGAAATGCATAATGAATTTATTGGCTACAAACAAAAAGATGAAGGCTTTGATCCATTAGCGACAATGCCAGAATAGGGTTTTATTATTAGTTAATTTATATATAATCATGTCAAAAGAAATAGAGACAACAAATGAGGCAGGAGAAGTAGTAAAAGAAACTGTATTTACAGCAGATGAATTTGCTGCAAAAGATACAGAAATTACTACAATGAAAAGTGAACTTGAAGAGTTAAAGAAAACAAATGTAGAGCGTTCTCAGAATTTTACTGCATATAGTAAAATGACTGAGGAAGAAAAGAAAGTTTATGATGCTAATACTATTAATCTTCTTAAAAGAGAAGAAAATTTAGTAAATCAAGTATCTGAACTATCTGGAAAACTTACTGAGAAGGAAAATAAAGAGAAAGATTCTGCAAAGAAAAATGCTCTTTCTTCTATCCATCATGGTAATGAAGAGACTAAAAAAGCTATAGAGGAAAAATATGCTATCTTAAACATGCCAGAAACAACAGTTGAAGAGATAAATGCTAAAGCAGGTGCTGCAGCAAAACTCGCTGGTATTCAAATAGATCCTAGAAATCCACTATATGCTGCATTTAGTGGAGAAGCCCCAGTCTATAAAGATGGAAAAGAATTTACAGATACACCAAAAGGAAAAGAAGCGGTCGATATTGTTAAAAATGCTATGGGTATAAAATAATATATGGCTAAAATAGATGAATTAAAAGTAGAAGCTGAAAAGCTTAATATTCCTTTAACAGGAGAAGAAACAAAACCTCAAATAGAAGCATTAATAAAAGCTGCTTCTCCAGAGAAAGATAAATCAACTAAAAATCCATCAGTTGATACAACACAGGAACGATCAATTCCTATTTCAGAGGTTAAAAAGCTTATTGCTGAAGCATTAGCTAACCAAGCAGAAGATAATCAACCTAAAAAAGTTAAACGAGTTACTGAACATCATGCTCATGTCTGGAGAATTGATGGTCAATGGGTTGTAGACTTTGCTGATAAAAACTTTGATTACGCAAAAAATGAAGTTATCGATCCTTATATTAAAGAAAAAGTTCATGCTTTCAATCGATATAATGAACAGAAGAGAGAATTCGAGGCTTGGATAACTCTAATTCTTGAAGATGGTACAAAGAAAGAAATGCCTTTGAACCGTTATGTTCAACACCGCACATTAGTTTATTGTACTATTGTTAATAGAAAGAAAGTTGATAAATCTTATGTTATAGGTGAAGTAGAAAGAAAGAAGGAAGTAGGAGATGTTAATGTAGGTACAGGTATAATGGTTGACCAAGAGGTTGAACTTTATACAGAAATCTTTGTAATTAGAACCCCAGAAGGTAAAGTTCTTGAATTACCAGATTATGTTATTTGTTAATAATTTATAAATTTTAATCGCGCTATTAGCGCCTAATATTATATGGCACCAGAAGAAGAAAAGAAAAGTTATAAAGTTATAGAATCATATCAATCAAATCCAGACCATACTCTTGAAGTAGGAGATGTTGTTGAATTAACTGATAGTGAGGCTATTGAATTAGGAGATAAAGTTAGTCTTATCGAGGAAGATAAATCTGTCCTTAAAAAATATAAAGTTATAGGTGAAATTACTCCATGTACTCCAGAAGGAGAATCACTACCTAATCTTGAAATAGATTCTATTCAAGAAGTTCCAGAATCATTAGGTTCTGAATGGGTAGAGAAAGGATTAGCTGAAGAAGTTAAGGAAGAAGAAATTGAAACTAATGAAGGTCCAGAATTAAAAGAAGAGGCTTCAAAAGTCGATGAAGATGAAGAATTTAAAAACGGCATTGCCGCTGAAAACCATGTCGGATAATAACGAAGAAGAAGTTAAAAAAGAAAACTCAGGAACATTAACTCCATATATTGAACCTATTCCATTTGATTATGATAAATATCAAGATGAGCATACAATAAAAGCAACTATTGAAATACTTAAATGTATTGGAAAGAATGCTGAACTATTGGCTTATACTCATGATACTGAGAGTAATGTAATAGTAGAAAATATGTCTAAGGTTGCGCAAGAAATAATGAATATCATTATTGATTGTAAGGTTCCTAATTCAGATATGCAAAAACTAGCTGATTTGTTATCTCAAACACCTTATCAATTGTTTACTATTATTCAAAGACAAAACTCAGAATTTGAAAAAGAACTATTGGCTCGCTTTATTGGTGTAAGAGATCCTGGTACAAAAAAGTATTCAAGAGAATTCTCATCAATGGGTGATATGTTTGAAGCTCTTATTAAATTAAGAGAGATTCAAGGTAATAATGTAGAAGATTATTATAATATTGAAAAGAAAGATAAAAAGTAATATAATTACAATGTTTGCAAGCGATAAAAAACTCCTAGAAATAGGAGTTTTTTATATATAAAAAGTTATCCCCAGTTTTTTTATTTGCATTTTAAAATACATAGGAATATAATAATAATGTAAATAGTGCTTTGAGGCCTAATCATGCCACAGTAGACGAATAGGGAATACCCGATTTCAAACTGATTACCTGAGTCATTGTAGGGTTGCGCCCTTCAGAAAGATTATTTAAATAATCAAACAGCTATCACAGGCAAAAACATTTTAAATGCTTTTTGTCTTTTTATGTTACCCGTCTTTATTAATAACCTTAATTAAATTAATTCTTATGATACAATTAATCGAAAAATGGGAAGATTTAGATACTCTTCCAATACCAGCCAGTACAGCCTTTAAATCTGGCGATCCACTTTCTTTCAATGGATCAGGTGCACTTATTCCTTCAACTCCAGGATTGCCTATAGTTGGATTTTCAGGTCAAGCTATTACATCAACTGACCCTGATTATGCAACAGCAAAAATCTTGTTCTATCAAAAAGCAGGTTCAGTAGGTCAATACAAATTCCTTTGTCCTGTTGGAGCAGGTTCTGCTGTAGCAAGTATGGTTGGTAAAGTATTCAATGTATATGCTAGTGATCCAGGTAAGATAGATGTTTCTGCTTACAACACTATTAAGTACAATACTTTAGCAGTAAGTACATTTGCAGTAGGTCATACAATTACAGGTGGTACTTCTGGTGCTACTGGAGTAATTACTGCTGTTAATACACTTTCTAACGGTTCACAGCAACTTGTTTATACAGTTACTGCTGGTACTTT